GCCGAGCCATGTGAGATGTGCAAGATTGAAAAGCGAAAGGCGAAGTATATGGAGGCTCAGAAGAAGCTAAAGACGACGGCGTTCAAGAAGAACGTGATGGAGGAGGCCCGTCTGCTCTTTCTGGATGAGGAGCTAGCTGTCAAGCTGGACACGAACAAGAACCTGATTGCATTCAACAATGGCGTGTTTGACACGCTGAACATGGAGTTCCGTGACGGAAAGTCCGAGGATTACCTCAGCTTCTCAACGGGGTTGGACTACCACACGACAAAGCACTATACCGAGTATTCTTGCTGGACAGATCTGTGGAAGTTCCTGAGTAGTATCCTCCCGGACCCGGAGGTTCTGAACTACTTCATGGCGCACCTTGCGACATGTATGGTCGGTGGAAACCCTGCGCAGAAGTTTCACATTCTAACTGGATCTGGGTCCAACGGAAAGTCCATGCTTGTGATCTTGATGGCAACCTGCATGGGAACCTACGCGTGCAAGGCCCCAATTACGCTGATCACGCAGGATCGTGGAAAGGCCGGTACAGCGAATCCTGAGTTGGTGCGCATGAAGGGTAAGCGATTCGTCACGATGCAGGAGCCCGAGGAGGGTGCCAACATCAAGACGGGTCTGATGAAGGAGCTGTCTTCTTGCGAGAAGATTACGGCTCGTGATCTGTTTGCGGGTGCGAAGGAGATGATTGATATTGAGATTCAGGCGAAGTACCACGTCTCGTGCAATAACAAGCCGAAGGTGGACACGCAGGATGGTGGCACGTGGCGTCGTTTGCTGGTGATTGACTTTCCGAACAAGTTTGTTCCGAATCCTACGGCTCCGAATGAACTGCCGGATGACAAGACCATTCAGATGAAGGTTGAGAGTGTGGAGTGGGCAGAGTGTATGATGAACTATCTGGTCACGATCTTCAAGGAGGGTCATGGATTCCGAAAGCTCCCTGTGCCGGATAAGGTCACTCTCAGCACAAATGAATATAAGAGTGAGACAGATGTAATCGGTCGGTTCATGGCTGAGTTTATCCACCCCCCGCACCCTGACGACTCAACGTGTACGACCATCACGCAACTGAACCGCGACTTTCAGAAGTGGAAGCAGGACAACAATATTAATCAGGGGTCAACGGTTGAGCTCAGAAAGCGCATGGAAGCGTCACACGGTAAGTATCCGCCTAGTGGCTGGGCTTCCTTCCACTACGGCTCCGCCTAGATGCCTTGCGACCACGACGATGTGTCTTGCGACGACGAGCACCATAGACCGGAGCCGCTGCCGGAGCTGCCGGAGCTGCCGGAGCCGCCGGAGCTGTTTCTTCTGTTTGACCCCAAGTAAACGGATTGTACCACACCATTTATCTTGTCTCCTTATTTTTTACTGCTTACGTGCGGGCAGCACCGATGCGGGAGAGGACGTACGTGCGAAGGAGGCCGATGGTGAAGACGACCAGCACGAACGAGATGACCAGGTTGACGAACGCGGCAAGAACGTCACCGATCTTGAGCGTGACGCCACCGACCGTCACCGTGAAGGCCGAAACACCCTTGCCGGCCGAGGCGGCCGGGGCGAGGAGCGGCGTCAGGATGTCATCGGACAGGGCCGAGAAGAACTTGCCAACAACACCTCCAAGGTAGAACGACGCAGTCAGGATGATGATATCGCGGGTATCGAGCATTTTTATTAAGATGGGTATACTTTATTTCGTCAATACAATGGACACCCGGTACTGGGGGCCGAGCGCATGGCAACTTTTTCATCTAGTTGCATTCACCTCCAAGCACCCCGACGACGTTCTGAACCAAATGAAAGATGTACTTCCTTGCAAGTTCTGCCGGGCGTCAACCACGGAGTTTGTTCACAAGCATCCCCTCCGAGGCGACCCTGGGAGGTGGCTCTACGAGATTCACAACATGGTCAACCACAAGTTGCGGAGTCAATGCAAGGAAGACCCGACGGTGGTGAATCCTGGCCCTGACCCTACATTTGAAGACGTGAAGGCGTACTATATGTCCCTGAAGCCGAATGCAGTGCCCGGTGCCGATTTTTTGGGATCCATTGCCGCCAATTATCCAGATGACCCCGAACCTGAACAGATGGCGACACAACGTACATTTTTGCACGCTCTTCATGAAGCCTATCCCTTTCCTGAACTTCAGGCAGTCTATGCAACCTACATAACGGCTCATGAACCCGAACTGAGGTCACGCAAAGCGTATATGAAGTGGATGTACGGGCTGCTGCGTGCATTGTCTGCGAACGCAAAGGTGTATATGCGGTCCTTCAAGGGATGGGCTCACCATCTTGCGTATTTCAAGAGCGGCTGCTCTAAAAAGACGTATCATGGAAAAACGTGTCGGAAGACAGCTGGAGGTCGCACAAAGGACCGTGATCATCGGCGTACATTCAAGATTGTTCATGGCAGGTTACTTGAAACCTAATCTTTCAAGTGAATAATGAGCCTCGTGCTAGAACCGGAGGAAGAGGCTGCGTTGTTTCTGTATATTATAGACGGCTGTAAGGTCGAAAAACCTGATTGGACGGTCAGCAACTATTTGAACTATCTCGACGAGTACGATCGCAGCGGATGTAAAGTGACAATCCCTGCGATCATTGAAAAGTATGGTAAGGTTGTCAATGACATGACCTATTATCGCGGTCATGGTAAATTCAGCTTTGAGCAGACCCAACGAGATGCGGATCGCGTGATCGCACCCGGAATGGCAAGCAAAAAGTTCTTTTCCGTTTCATGGGACATTGGCTCTGCAAAGACATTTACCGGAAGGGGTTGCTGTCTTTTTGAGATCACTCTCAAGAATGCCAAACTCTTGCAGCTTAATACCGTTTCGTTTGAACGAAGTTTTAAGGGAGGACTGTTTCCTCCAGAAAAGGCTGATGAAGTTGACAAGGAGAGAGCCCGTCGTAACGAGAACTTGATGTACTTACTCAACTACGATCATGAGGTCCTTGTGTTAGGAGGTGGGGAGTTCACACCTCTCGGAGAGCCTGTAATGAAGGGAAAAACGTTAATGTATTCAACGACGTATACCGGTAAAAAAATGGGTGGTCGTCGGCGGCGCACGTATCGTAGGAAGAGGAAGACTACTTCGTCTTAGGTTTGGGGTTTGCTTGGTTCTGAAGTTGTAGTCTAACGTGTCGTGCAGAGTAGACGTCGGCTTTCTTCTCCTTGGCAGGCTTCTTGAGTTCGCGACGTGTCTTGGGAGGATCCATCTCTAAGGTCTATTACTTACTCCAAACGACTTTCGTTTTTAACCACGGCGAGTTCCACGGCGGCTCTTGCGACCACGGCGAGAGCGGCGACGACCACCGGCAGCGGCCGCCTCAGAGAACGCACCCCCGGCCCCGGGCTCGGCTGCCGCCGCAACACCGCCCTCGGAACCGCCCTTCATCGGAGTGTAGGTCTTGCGCGCCAGCTTAAGCACCTGGCCGAACTTCATGCCCTTGTGAGCCTTCATTGTCGCCTTGACGTGAGTGAGCCACTTGTTTGCCATTTTGTTTATTGAACGAGAAGTTATTGTAATCCCACGGGCTTTTCAACGAATCCGGGGGTGACGCCTGATCCAGAAAACAGCATCCATTGACATCCATATGCAGAGGCAATGCGAGGGTCCAGTGTTTCCTTGCCAAAGGTAGGATCTGGAGCAACGATAGAGATTGCATTGCGGTTATACGCAACAAGCTCTGTCTGATCCCGAGGGTGCATGGCTTGAGCATACAGAAGTCGGCGTACTGTAGAGTTATTCCACGACAAGTTCACAAGCTGACCCAGTTCATTGCCCGGTGGAACGTCGGACACAAGGATCAGCGTATGCTTCAGTTCGTCCAGCGGGGTTTTCACAGTGACCCGATCGGTCAAATGACGATGAACCGTGGTCTTGAGGCAGTGTGCGGCCTTGTTTAGTGTCACGGCGTTGCTCGTGTGGGACACAATAGAGAGAATGAATGGATCCGAGCTGGTCTGCCAGGCGTGAATGAGTTCCGTGCAGACCGAATCAAAGGTCCAATAGTCCACCGTATAATCGTATCCAAGGTTCAACGGAGTCTTGGCTACGATTGGTTTCCCGTTCTCGTCTGCGTAGAGATGAACCTCTAACAGACGGCGACCGGATGAAAGGACGGCCACTGGATCTTCAAAGACGCCGCCCGTGGCATAGTAATCGCAAAGGCGCTTACGTCCCGCTACGGCATTGTCCTCGGCGTCAATTCCTTCGTGCCAAATCGTATATCCCAGAATGCCGACGAGTGCTGCGCCAATTGCAAGCTCCATTACTTCTTATCAGTTTCTATTTTTGGACCAGTAAACAGGATCTGCCGAAATCCATTCATCACTTCATCGGGGATCCGTGCCTGCATTGGAAGCTCAGTGAGACAGGCATAGTGAAAGTATAGGCAATACATTCCACACTCTGAATCCTTGAACTGATGGCGAGTGGAGTTGAAGGTCATTTTCATCGGGTTCTTGTGAATACCCGTTGCGTCCCACTGGGTTTTCCATCTCCGCATGAGCGCCTTGATCTCCTTTTCAGGAGCATGGGCATAGGAATCAAAGTAGGTAATACGCGGATACTCAAGATCCGAGCGGACGTCGCAGAACAATGCGATCCAGTGCTCGCCCGGCCCATCGTGAGGGTCCGTATTGAAGACAATGCCGACCTGTTCGTGACCCTTTTTTGCCAGATCAGGCAACTTCATCTTGCACAATGAGCTCACGAGGCATTGCTGAGTTTCGCTTTGGAGATCAAAGTCAATCGGAATCGACCCAACATAGAAGTACTTTGCAAAGAGCTTGGTATAGTTCTTCTCTACCTTGTCAATGTCGTCCGATGACAGCCATTCATCTCGCTTCACCGTCCACTCCTTCGGAGCCCTGGGCCGCTGCATAAGAGACGCAACAATACACTCGGCTGATCCCGTAGAGCACTTGTCGTTCAGACGGTGCTGAATGTTTACCCATACTTCTTCGGGGGTCCCAGTTGGCACGGGGTCTTCTTTCGGATGTTCCTTGTTGTATACGGTGCGCAACCGCTCAATCTCTTCAGTATCCAACCAAGACATTCCTTGTTCTAAAACGGATACTATTAAGTCTAGGAAAGAACAAACCAAATGGAGAGCCTCAAGCCTATTCTGTCAACCTACA